TAACGCCCGCGTGTGGATTTTCCACCACCGTTGCTCCCATTGTACAATTGGGACATAAACCCGTGTTTTGTGACGTAGAACTCACCACATACGTTCCGAGCGTGGAACAACTCAAGAAGGTTGTCACTGAAAACACAAAGTGTCTCCTTCTTCCAAACTTGATCGGAAACACACCCGATTGGAAGGCCATCCGTGAAGCATTTCCAAATGTGATTTTGTTTGAAGATTCTGCCGACACGATCACGAAGACTGAGTACACAGATTTAAGCACCACAAGCTTCTATGCCAGTCATGTCATCACCGCAGGTGGTGTGGGTGGCATGGTCATGTTTAACGACGAAGAGCATCTCAAGCGCGCACTCATGTACAGAGATTGGGGTAGAATCGGTGATAACATCGAAGAACCGAGCGAACGGTTCAATCACTCGGTCGACGGCATTCCATATGACTGGAAGTTTTTGTACGGAGTCGCAGGGTATCACTTGAAGGCATGTGAAATGAACGCCGCGTTTGGTCTCGTACAGCTCGATAAGCTCGAAGGTTTCCTTAAGAAGAGACGCGCGATGATTGAACGGTATCTCGAAAACCTCAAGGACACGGAGTACTACACACTCCCAGATGATTCCAGAAAACCAAACTGGCTCGCGATCCCATTGCAGTGTCCGGATAGACTCGAGTTAGTGAAATACCTCGAAGAAAATGACGTTCAAACGCGCGTGACGTTTGCTGGTAACATCACGAGACACCCAGCGTTCAGAGAGTATCTCCAAGATTTTGAAAACGCGGATAAGATCATGAGAGACGGATTCCTTCTAGGTGCACATCATGGTTTGGAAATTGAAGATGTTGACCGAGTGTGTGAACTTCTAAAGAATTTTAAACCAAAACCAAAAGGTAAGTATTTTCATTAAACAGCTTAAAACAGGTAATTTCTAATATATAAATGCCTACTGCCCTCGTCACGGGAGGATGTGGGTTCATCGCGTCCAATTTTATCAACCGGATGAAAGACAAATACCCGGATATTGAGTTTGTCACCGTTGATAAAATGGATTACTGTTCAAGCACCAAAAACATAGATGATGGGAAGGCGACCATTATTAAGGGAAATGTGGGTAACGCCGAACTCATTGAACACCTCATACATGAATATAAGTTTGATTACGTGTTTCACTTTGCGGCACAAAGTCACGTAGACAACTCGTTTGAAAATGCGCTCACGTTTACGAAGGATAACGTACACGCGACACACGTGTTGATAGAGGCGTGTAGATATTTCCTACCAAACGTTGAATTCATTCACTTCAGTACAGATGAGGTATATGGTGAAAGTCTCACAGACGTACCGTTCACGGAAAAGGACGCGGTACTCAAACCAACAAACCCTTACTCAGCATCCAAAGCGGCAGCCGAAATGCTCGTGCGTTCATACATTGAATCGTTTGGTATGAACGTCAAGATCATCAGGTGTAACAATGTCTATGGCCCAAACCAGTACCCAGAGAAGCTCATTCCAAAGTTCAAGAAACTCCTCAAAGAAAACAAAAAGTGTACCATTCACGGGACAAAAAGTGCTCACGTGAAAAGAGCATTTATGCATGTGGATGACGTCGTCGACGCAGTAGATACCGTTTGGAAAAAAGGTGAAAAGGGTGAAATATATAACATAGCTTCAGATCATGAACTCACAGTCATGGAAGTGACAAAACTCATCATAAAAACCATCAAAAACACGGAAGACTACGACGCATGGATAGAGTATGTAAACGACAGGCCATTTAATGATAGTCGGTATCACATATGCGCCGACAAACTCAAGTCACTTGGATGGAAACAGAAAAGAAACATGGATGATCTGATTAAATTTCTCAGTACATAACATATAAAATGGTTGATCTGAAACAACTTCAGGCACTCGCCAACAACGCAAAAGTTGAACTCGAGATGTCGAACGGTACACTCGGTTTAATCATCATGATGGGCATCTTTTATATCGCGATCACCAGCGTCGGTGTCTCTACATTCAACAAGTGTAGCCAGATCCAAGATTCCCAAAAGTGGAAGAACTTGAAGGGGTTCTTGAGTCACACCATGACCATGGCCATCACGACCATCGCGACGCTCATCTTCGCAAAGTTCGCGAAGTCTGAGGCCGCCGTTTTCGGTATATTGTTCGGTATCTTCGGTACCATCGCGTCTTCCATGACTCTCGCCATGACCAATGAGTGCAAGGACTCCGCCGATAAGTCTGCCCGTAACTTCGGTATCGTGAGCTTGATCGGTTACTTGCTTCTCATGCTTGGTTCTCTTTTCATGATGTTTAGAAAGAGAGGTGGCAAACTCCCATCTTTCAAGAGGTCCGCAGTGGGTTCGTCTGCTCCAGCGGCCCCGGTGAGTCCCATAGAAACAACACCATTGTCTCAAAACATGCCAATTACAACGAGCACTCGATTATAATCTCCGTACACAATAGATGGATAAACGAATCATCGCGTTGATACTATTGTGCTTCTTTAGTTGTGTGGTTTCGGTGATGGCTGCCATGGGCAGTTTGGACGCCAAAAAATCGGGTGAAATAGAAGGCACAGAAGAGTACTACATGAAAAAGTATGAACTCCAAAAACTCAAAGACATTCTGAACGACGCCGTCGCGGCGGATACACAGATTGTACCCCCAGAAAAAACGGCGGGTGATTTCGTAGACATAGATGAGTACATCGAATATAAAATTCAGATGTCCGCAGAGAAAAAACAGAGAGATGAAATCATAGAACGTTCTCAACCACACATAGATAAGTTAAAACGATGGTGTGCGGAACACTACGATGCCGTCGACAAGTTTAGAAAGTCAAAAACGAAAATCACGTATTTGAGTGGTACACAAGTCTCAGCGGGTCAGTTTTACGGTAAGTTCATGGAAGGGGTTTCAGATGAGGGTAAATTGTTACTTTTTAAAATTTGCAGAAAGTAAATATGCATGTAGTCGATTCGATTCGAATCCTCTTAATGCTCCTGTCTTATGTGATGCAGAAGACAGGAAGATTAACGTTCGAAGAAAAATACAAAATGTTAGAATTCATAGGTACACTCGCAAAACACACTACGTTTACGCCTCGTATTTCTGGCGACGATACAACTGCACGAGTGTGTATACACCTAATAGAAGACCTGCAGCGGAGTACATCGCGTAGTAATTTGAACCCTGCCTGTATTGATAGACCGTCCACAGAAGGCTCGTGATGATACCAGAAATGACGTAAGCTCTGTCGTATTCTTCGAGTCCCTTCATGTTGTATATATTATTGAATTCGTTCACCAGCTGGTACACACCCATGGATACGGCAACGAACACAATAGTCTTGTCGACGTCCATTATTAATAATTAAAGAATTTATTTCTATGATAAACATAAATGGAGAACACAGATACCGCACCAGAAAATGTCATCAGCGGTTACGCGAGTGACAAGACGAAGGAAGCGAAGCAGGTCATCGAGCGCATGAAAGCGTTGACCAACCGATACAAGAAAACTGGTATCAACAAGGAAAACATCTGTGGAATCGTATCGACGCTCATGATGGAAGTCAACAAGCTCAAGGGTTTGAAGGGTCCAGAAAAGAAGGAACTCGTGATCGACTTGATCTACTCTTTGATTGAACAAATCGATGAAGGTGAAGAAGATTCCGAACTCGAAATTGTTCTCAAGAAGATGGTTCCACCAATGATTGATAGTTTCTCCGTAATGCTAAAGGTATCTAAAGTTTGCAGCTGTTTTGGTAAGTAGGATGAAGTTTCCATCTTTGGAAACCATGGTCATATATGGAATTTACACCATAAGAGATTTAATTTTGTACTCTGAAAACAAACTTGTACAAAGGAACATACGTGTTTTAAATGAATGCGACAATTGTTGCTTTGTATTCGAAGGTTCGGTCTGTGAGAATTGCAACCACCTTAAAAATAACGCGCTCGTATTCAATAAACATGAAGTTTCCGGTCGTCACCACTTACACTACTAAGTTTTTTCGAGTCTGTCCAAAGTGATTGTATATGCTGTGCAGAGCGAAGACTCATCAAACAACTCCAGCGCGCGTGCTCTAAGAAGGGGTACAGGGCACACAAGTTTACGTCTTGGGTTAACAGGAAATATGGTACGTTAGTGATTTGCCGAGAAACCAGTTATGGTGAGGGTATATCACTACCGTGTGTTTTATGCAGAAAGGTCATAGAAAAACACGACATCAAATGGATGGCGTACGATGGCCAAAATTGGGTACACAGTGCCCGTTCAGAAGAACTTCCTAAATCGAAACCGACAAATAAACAAAAGCGTCTCTTACGTTTTGGACTTAATGATGAGTCCTAACGCCGATTCCAAATTGTTTTGGTTTCGTTTGAGTGGTTTATCTCGTTTTAATCGGAGTGTTTCATTCTTTCCAGTCGCACTCTTTATTTCATCCATCTTCTTTGTGTTTGAAATAATTGGTATGACTTTGCTTTCTAGGGGTTTCTTATCTATTTCTTTAGGTTTCTCTTTGTCTACGACGCTATCGTTCCTAAATTCTTCTATGGTCATGGTTCCACCGAACACGTCGAGTTCTTCGCGGAGAGGTGCTATCCGGATGGAACCGAGTTTGTTGTATAGCTTCTTGCGCATGATGATTATATTACTACATATAATTCCACCACGTGTTATACCATACTTATCGATGGCGTATCTTTTCATACAACTCCAGGAACAAAATCCACCACACGTATAAAATTTATTACGCTTTTCATCATATTTGTATGGTAATTCTAAGGTATCACCTTCAAATGGGTGACAACACCACCAACACCACATAATTTAGATTTATATATAAGTCTTTAAGTTTATATTTTTTTCTCAGTACATCACAAATCATGGGTGGGGGTGGAAGTTCTACCATCAACCAAAACTTTAATATGAGTGTAGTCAATGACGTGATGTATAATTCTGTCACAAACAACGAAACCATCAATGAAAACACCATGCAAAACATTCAAGGTATGCAACTCAAGGTGTTGAGAAATGTTGGGTGTAACATTGAGACCGATCAAACGATCACCTCGAGTTTCATGGCGACGACGGAGCAGATTGCTCAAAGTTTCCAACAAGTAGAGAACGAAATCGTATCCGAATTGCAGGCACAGGCGGGAGCCGCACTCGATAAACAGACCCAGATGGGGAACCTGCAATTCGGTGATCGCCAAAACGTAAATCAAGATATTAATACAGAAATTGAAAACATCGTGAGAACTAACCTTGAAACCAATAACCTCACGAAGACTATCAATGAATCCGTTAACGTACAAGATCAAAACATATACATAGGTGAAACCATATGCCTCAACGGCGAAAAGCTCACGTTTAAACAGAACATTTCCGCGGATTTGGCTGCACAAGCCGTGTCTAGGAACATTCTTTCGGCCATCACGACCAACAAAATGGCGAATGAAATCATCGCCAAGGGTGAAGCCACGGCCGCGTCCAAGGCCGGTGGCGCCGCAGAAGTGATCGATTCCGCGGGTACTGCCGTTGCCGGTGTTGTCGGCGCAGTGACCGGACCAGCGAAATATGCTATGATCGCACTCGCCGTGTGCTGTTGCATGACCGTGATAGCCATGATTGTACTCGGTATGTCTCCAGCTGGTCAAAAGGGTTTGAATAAGGGTATCAATGCCGGTATATCCAAGTTTGGTAAAAGATAAATAATCATTTTTGTTCTCTGTGGTGTACTGTTACCACTAAAAACAAAAATACATTTACAAAGTTTCGAGGTACGCGATGAGCTTTTCGCGGTCACCAGACTTCGCGAGTGGGATGATCCGCGCGAGCTTTTGTTCATCCTTTGTCTGCTCCTTCGCGAGTCCGTAAATCACGAATGGGTTGATAAACTTACCCTCTGGAGCGTCACGCACGTATGCGACGGCTTTGGAATCACCGTCTAGGTTTTCTCGCATCCTGATAGAAGCTAACCACATGACGACGACAATAATAGATATGACCAAAGCTACCGTATTTAACCTATTGTCTATCTTCATTTAAGATACATATAGAAATTAATTGAGTGATGCACCACGTGGTTCGCTTTCATTTCCTCGCATAGCTTTAAATCGACCTTCTCTAGCGCGAGCGGCATCTTTACGCCGGCGCTCCCTCTTCCTTTGTTCGCGCTCCGCCTCCCTTTTTTGGCGTCTACGTTTTCGATCTTCTTGCATCTCTCTGAATCTATCACCGATTTCCTTGTATCCTTCCTTTGTACCCATTGGTAACAAGAGGGCTACAACTAGCAATACGAGGACGATCAATACGACTGGATTAACTTTCTTCATTTATAGTATATAAAGAAATAAATTTCCCTTAAGTAAATGATACTTAGCATAGACGTAGGTATACGTAACTTAGCTATTTGTCAATTTAATGAAGAGTCAAATCTCGTCGCAAACTGGGATGTATCCGGTGTACCGCCTGAATCTAAAGATGGTATATTCGTGTCGATGCGAAATCACCTCGATGAACGACCGTGGGTCTTAGAATCAGATGTCGTCCTGATAGAGAAACAACCTGACCGAAACAAGAAAATGAAAATGGTAGAAAACTTTTTACATGCATACTTTGTCATAAAATCTCCTAAGTCTGAAACTATCATTTACGATGCTAAGTTTAAGATTCCAGATGTATGTGGTCCAGGTAAAGCACAGTATCTCAAACGAAAGAAAGTATCTATTGAAAGATGCGAAGCATTTTTAAATGCCAATTCCATTAACGCTCATTGGCTCCCAATATTCAAAGAGTCCAAAAAGAAAGACGATCTCGCAGACACGGTGATGCAAGCCATCAGTTTCACGAAGCGTACGGAGCCTCTCAAGAAGACTGTGAAAAAGAAAGTCATTCCGAGAAGACCCAATCAAAATCAAAAGGAATCTAAATACTCAAAGTCTAATCTCGCGTGGATTTACCTTAACAAACCCGAATGTGAATGTCTCGAGAAAAACAAACGGTTCATGAAAGACTTGAGAAGATACTACAAAGACATAGAAGGATTGAAAAATGATTTAGACGAAAAATATCTAAAGTAAAGTAATGCTCAGATATGCGGCAACATTCAGAGAACTCCCACGTGTTTTAGAAATCCTACACAAAAGAGGTGAGAAGGTCATCGTCGATTACGCGAGAGAAAACTGTAAATTAAGAGACGCGTTCGAAGTCATGCGTACCACAGAGAGTGTCATCAAAACACTCCCACCCGAATCTATGTGCGCCATAAAACTCACAAGTTTTGGTTCGAGGGAGTCTAAATCTACGGCAAAGGACTGCGCACACTCCATCATAAAAACGGCGAAGAAACACGGTGTAAAGATTTGCATAGACGCCGAAGACGTGTTGTACCCAGACATATGTTACGATATGATGGCGGAACACAACACACGAAATGTTGTTCATGTATACAAGACCTACCAAATGTATAGAACGCGGGCGATGCAAGAACTTCTGTGTGACATGGACGACACACAAAAAGATGGGGTCATGCTAGGCGCAAAGCTCGTGCGTGGCGCCTACTTGAGAACACAAGAAGGTCTGTTTTCAAATAAGGCAGACGTAGACAACGAGTACGCAAAAGCGATGGCGTACTCACTCGTGTGTCCACACGTACACGCCATCATCGCGACACACAATGAAAGGTCTCTTCGTTACGCGACGAGGTTTGACAAGGATCAATACGTGACCGCGCAACTTTTAGGAATGGGTAAAAACATAGGTATCGATTACAGATACGTTCCGTTTGGAAACATGATAGAACTCACCCCCTATTTGCTAAGGCGCCTGAGAGAAAGGATGTCGTGGAATTAAAAAGTTTAAGGATACAACGTGTTTAAAACGCAGATGTCATTTGAGCTACTAGAGGAATGTCTGGAATCACATAGTGTCTCTGAGATAGCCAAGAAACTAAATATAGTGTCAGGTACAGTAAATAGATGGATCTTGTTAAAAGATGTTCCGCATAATTATGATTTTGATTTACTCAAAATACTTGGGAAGAATATAGATTACGGTGAGTATACACACAAATCAAAGGATCAATTTTTTACCCCACCGAGCATGGCAATTAAATGTATCGATACATTCTTTCATGTCACGGGTGTAAAACCAGATGAATACACGTTCATAGAGCCATCTGCGGGAGATGGAAGTTTTTTCAATGCACTTTCACACAAAAAGATAGGTCTAGACATAGAACCAAGATGTGAGGGTGTAACCAAATCCGACTTCCTAGATTGGACTCCACCAGATACATCTTTGAAGTACGTGGTCATAGGAAACCCACCGTTTGGGTTAAGAGGACACATGGCACTAAATTTCATAAATCACTCACACGCGTTCGCAGATTACGTGGCTTTCATATTACCACAGCTATTTGAAAGTGATGGTAGAGGATCGCCTAGAAAACGAGTAAAGGGGTACAACCTCATTCACAGCGAAAAATTGAGTGGGATGTTTCATATGCCCGATGGAAATGAGACTAAAATAAATGGAGTTTTTCAAATATGGTCCAAACACACAAAAAACGAGGAATTCGAAATAAAAAAGATAGACAGTGAAGATGTGTGTGTATACTCCATATCAGATGGAGGTACCGTAGCGTCTAGAAGAAATGTAAAAATGATAGGAAAATGTCACGTGTATTTACCATCTACATGTTTTGGTGAAAACAATATGAAAGTATATGATACATTCGATGAATTACCGGGTAAGAAGGGGTACGGCGTATTTTTCAAACGAGACGTCGAGTCTTTTGTTACAAAAGCTAAAAAGATTGAATGGTCTAAAGAGAGTTTCAAATCGACAAACTCAGCTTTGAATCTAAGAGCGTCGATAATTCATCAATTTCTTCGATGACGGATAACGGTTGGATCCGAGATTTGAGCCACGGCCCAAATGCGTCGTCAGGATCACCGTGTGCGATCCGTAACGTTATCTCAGAATTAATACCTCTGTCAAGTACGCATACACTCGTGTCAAGTTTGAATACATCGTTGGTTTTCTTTCTGGAATGTGCCGTGCGCTCTAATATGGGATGTTTGGTTGTCAAATCATAGCAGTCAATAATAGTAAAGTATGTGTCATGTGGTGAAATATCAATAAATATCCAGAATTCTGGGGAATTTTGATTACGTAAACACTCATGCTGGAACGCACCGCTTTCGCCCATTCTGGCCGTCTTCACCTCGACTGTTCTACCACGTACTAACATATCATAATCCCTATTATCACCTTTTTTAGAGATATTCGTATTACCATCCCATTCAACGTCTACGCCATACTTTTTGCAGAGGTTGAATAGGAGCGCCTCGCCCTCAAATCCGATCGCATCAGCACTCATTTTACGAATACCTTCGAGTGGCGAACCATCCCATACACTCTTCTTGGTTCCATAAAGTTCTATGCGTGCGCTCAAAAGGTCAGAGATGCTCTCCATTCTGTTACTAAATACACTCGTATCATCTATGACTTAGGTTAACGAATTAAAGATTTAACCCGTTGTATAAATAATCATGCAGAAAGATGTCTTGGATCACGGATTTGTTCGCCTCGTGGACCACATGCCTCAACAAGATTTGGATGCGGCCATCGTACAATCCGCCCGAGTCTCGTATGGAGATGGGACTAAAACCTCAAGAGGAGATCGGGGACTTATTCGATATCTCCTTAGACACTGGCACACCACCCCCTTCGAAATGGTGGAATTCAAGTTTCACATCAAAATGCCCATCTATATCGCTCGACAGCATATGCGCCACCGCATGGCCAGCATCAACGAACTCTCCGCCAGATACTCCGTCGTGCCGAAACAGTACTACGAACCCGACATTCTACGCGGGCAATCCAAAGTAAACAATCAGGGCTCAGAAGGTGTCGTGGATGTCGGTGACGAATTATCCTCTAAAGTTTCTGAAAAGCTCAACGAATCGTTTGAGTTGTACCAGGACCTTCTCGACAGGGGTACGTGCCGGGAACAGGCACGTGGCAACCTCCCACAATCGACGTACACGGAATTCTATTGGAAGATCAATCTCCATAATCTCATGCACTACCTTCACCTACGCATGGACGAACACGCACAAATGGAGATTAGGGAATACGCGAACGCAATTTATGAACTCGTCCAACCACTCGTCCCCGTCACGATGGAGGCGTTCAAGGATTTCCGCGCGGATGCGATGCACTTAACAGGCCCCGAAATCAGAGCCATCGCCACGGGTGAAAAGATTGAATCACCGGGTGAACGTAGAGAGTTTGAGGAAAAACTCAAGCGACTTAATATTAATTTGTAATGGAATAGTAAGATGAGTAACAAAGCAATCAAAGATATACTCTCAAACATGGGTCTCAAAAATGAGAACATGATAAACAGGGAAATACTCTCACGTATGAGGGAATATAACAAGATAGTAAACAGACTCAAAAGAGGTGCCACGCTCCCGAGTGACAAATCAAAGGCGCCCACACGCGCGAAACTTTACGACAATTACATAAATCAAGGAATCGTGTTTAATAAACCAAAGAGAAAGGAAGTCGTCGATCTCCTATTGAACTATGATAATCTACGCAAAAATGTGCGAATTTCTGATGCGCGTCGTATGTACAAGGGACACGATATGATAGAGAATTACATGAACAACACCCGCGTGTTAAGTGTGTACAAGACAGAACTCGTCAATTATTTGGCGCAGCTGTACCAGTTTCTCAAACTTTATAAACGAGACTCTCCATCTGTAGAAAGAATTCTAGATGTCATAGGCATAAAACCTTCACAATTTGAAAAAATTCAAAAGAGTGACGAGGCACTCAAAGCTCTCGAAAAGCGCGTTAAAATCATGAAGACCATAAAGAAGAGTAATAGTGGTAATTTCTCATACAGAAATAATAACGTTTCATTTTCAGGTCTCTATTTAAGTGATATGTTAGACCGTATAGCGCAAATTAATTTGTAAAATAATAGTAAGATGAATAATGTCGCGAATGCACTCGTATCTTTGAAAAGTAAACGAAAACGCGAAGACCCCAGAGTAGGTCGCATCGTCAACTCGATCATTAGTGCGAGAATCACAAACAGAATCAAATACATCAATGCGTCTCCGTACATGACACGCGAAGAGAAGAAGTTTGTGCGCGACAAGGTGAGAAACGAAAACGTGACTTTGGATCATATAAAAAAGTTTGAAAAGGCCGTGAAGACACAAAAAATGATAGCGTCTAGTAAATTCTTAAAGTCGGTTTTTACACCGAGAAAAAATGTCAAGAGATAATAAATGTTTGTCATCGCGACCTCCACTCCAGCTAACATAGCCTCCATTCGCAAGAAGTTCAAGAAGTACGGTAAGAAAATGAAGAAGCAACGCGTGGATGATTTCACGAGCATCAGAGAAAAGCTTTCCGAAATCGCGGAGGGTGAAAAGATTCGTTCCCGTGAGATTTTGGAAAGCCACAAAGCTTTCTTCGTCGAAGAAAAGAAACCAAAGGAAGAGGTTTCTATCGACTTTTATGAGAAGTAAACGCGAACCACGCACTCAACGTAGATAATAATATAAACGCCGGTAGGTGATCCACCATGTTCCCAGCAAACACCGCAGACAAAACACTGTATTGCGCGTACCGCATCTCTTTCCTAGTCCTCTCTAACGAACGTTTCATGGATGCTCTGGATTCTTCCAAACCCAGAACAGCCGTACTTATGTTTCGTATCCTCGAAGGCATCTCCAAAGATGTCGAAAACATGTCTTGCACATCAAAACTGTCTATGAATTGTTCGCGTATCATGGGTTCCAAGTATTCGTAGTAATTGAAATTTTCGTCTAGTTTTATACACGTACCTTCCACAGTAGAAAAGGCCTTGGCGAGATACACGAATGACGTAGGAATTGTGAATGGCTTCTTTTTGGCGAGAGATAGGAGTATTTCGTCGTCCAATACATCATTTTTAAAAGCACTTACGTCCAATGTTTCTAAATAGTTCAAAGTCGTTTTGAAAAATATTTCGATATCACTCGTATCGGATGTCGTGGGGACGATCACGTTGAGTCGTATCAGCGTGTCGACCATACCTTTCGTGTCCCTGTTTATGATACACTTAAACAGGTCTTGGAAACCTAGCTTAAGTTCGTCGGATATGTCTATCACGAGCCCGAAATCGTAAAACACGAGTTTCCCATTTTCCGAGAAACCCAAATTTCCCGGATGCGGGTCCGCGTGAAACAGGCCTTTCTCCATAGTTTGAATCACGTAAGATGTTATCAGGGCTTCGCATATCTTTTTGGGGTTCACTTTTTCGTCACGAATCTCCGTAAACTTATCGGATTTCACGTACTCCATGACTATCATGTCTTCCGTACAGAACTCATCGTACACTTTTGGGATCTTTACCCATTTCACACCTTTGAATGCCTTACGCATTTTGTGTGCGTTTTCCATCTCCTTCCCGTAATCCGATTCAGACAATAGATACTCTATGGACTCCTCGAGTACCTTACCAGACGTCGCACCCGTGTCTATGCCCACCCGTTCTAAAAAGTTTACGACGTCCACTATGTTATCCGTGTCCCTCTTCATGATGTCATAAATATCCGGTCGTTTTATCTTTACCACGACTTCGCGACCGTCTAACAGTTTAGCCATGTGTACTTGTCCTATGCTCGCGGATTTAAAAGGTTCGTAGTCGAACTCCGAAAATACATCGTTAGTGTTTACAACATCTTTTACACGTTCCATCTCTATCGGAGGGACATTATCCTGTAAAGATTCGAGCTCCCGCGTAAACTCTACAGGGTAAAGATCTGCGCGCGTTGATACAATCTGGCCTAATTTTACAAAGGTCGGACCGAGCTCTATTAACTGATCTCGAGTCCACGCACCCAGTTCGGACTGATTTTTTACAAAATTCTTACGCCACAAGAATTCCGCGGCAAACTTCCACGTATTACGTTTCTGTTTAACGCGCGTTGGTATTAATTTTATTGGTGCACATGTCCGCATCCTTACTTTATGAAGATATTTTATTCTTTAACGTCATGTCGTTATACGGAGTACCGTCGGGTAGGTAATGTTTCGTGATGTATGTCATTCGTTCGGGGTCCCAAACAGTCTTGTGTACCAAGTGTACCTTACTTTGTGAGACGGTTCGTCGACGCATGTCTGCTTCACACCCGACGGGTTCTTTACCTTTGTAACCGGGCACGACAGTCTTACTCGCCGCGCGCATCACGTGGTAATTGTATGCTCGTGTTAATGGGTTCATCTCTAGACATGGTTCGAGCTTTTTCTTTAATAGAATTTTTTGGGATCTCAGAAAAGTTTTAGAAAAAAAATTATTTTTTACATTTCTTTTTTCTAAAAAAAGTTTTCAAAAAAATATTTTTTTATTTTGTTTTTTGTGATAGAAATTTCTTATGAAAATAGTATAGGTATATATAAATCAAACCAAAAGACGGAGTATATATAGGAGGTATATCTAAATCATACCTAAAGTATTTTTTATACATAATATTTCTCATAAATTTTTAGAAAAAAAATTATTTTTTACATTTCTTTTTTCTAAAAAAAGTTTTCAAAAAAATATTTTTTTATTTTTTTTTCTGAGATACTAATAAAAATGTGGTATATTTTCGTGATCCTATATGTTTCCTACTTAATACTTGGTCCACATTGGGAATCTAAACTGTTGGAAAGGAAACCTCTATTGATCGTTGACAGCATGAAGGAACTTGGTAGACGTTCTATATTCATATCTTACGTTTCACTTCTGTATACCGCGTGGTTCTTGTATCGTCCATCGTACGCCACTGCCATCAACGCACTTCTGTTATCGGGTGGGGCGACGTACGGATTCTACACGAAGTATGGACCGGAGAAACCAATACCCATGCACGTGATTCTCAACGTGTTTCTACTCATCATGTCCATGGAATACCTAGACTTTCAAACACTCTTGACCGTGTCCCTCCTCGTGTTTTACCAACTCACGCGGAACGCGTTGTATCTTCCGGCCTAATTGAATGCACTATTTAGTTTATAAGTTATATTTACGAATTGTTTATAAGTTTTACCAGAATTGTAATATTTTTTGTATTCATTCATAAATTGTTTCATTTTTATTGAATGCTTAATTGGTTTATACATCATACGGTTCGTGTTTGAATCGATTCTGTTCATTATGTATTCGAGTGTTTCATAATTCATGATATTTTTGACTGGAACGTTCGTGTTATACAACAAATCTACGATCTTCTTTTGAATATGGAATGGATAGTTTTTAAAATTTGACACCAATTCTCGAGTCACATTTATCTTTGGTCTACTTTTTAGTTGATTGGTTATGATATTTTTTATATTTTGTGGTATGTTAGGTATATTTTTTCCTTTTCTTTCTATTTCATTAAGAAGTGATAGTGCTTTATCTTTTCCCAACAAACCTTTTTCTTTCATTAACGTTTTAGACGCATTATTATTAAGTTTTTTATTTATTTCTTTCAATTTATTGTAATTAGTTTCATACTTTTTTTCATAAACGGGTGTACGTCTACTACCTGCCACGTGTTTTTTATCATATTTTTTATAACTTTTTTCTACTTTCTTTTTTTGTGCGTCCCTCGCCTTTTGTAATTTTTTGAGTTCCTTTCCAGCTTGCATTATAATATGTGTATATTTTTTTGGCATACTATTATAAATGCGAGTCCACATCGTGGGTGCCGGACCCACAGGCATGTCTGTCGCGTGGGAACTTCTCAGGTCCACCGACCACGAGGTCATCATATATGATCGCAAACCATCGGCGGGTGGTTCTTGGTGGGAACCAGAAACAGAGACCCGTGATTTACACGCACACAGAATCGTGTTTGATAACGCATTCGTAAACACCGATAGTCTTTTCAGAGAGATGGGAATCGAATGGGACGATGTGTTTCAACCCGCGAAGACGGATGTTTACAAAACCGTATTCAGAAATTTAGGTATCAAGGATTACGGGGTTCTCGCCTCTCTCGCGGGACGTGTGTTGGCGAGGCCTACTAAGTACAAGTCCATCTCACTCAAAGATGCTTTGGGAAACATGACTTCGAGTGGTGAACGTCTGATTCAAACGCTCACGTTTATCATGGACGGAGTTGACTGGGAGACCATGTCCGCGTACGAGTTCGTAAAAAGTTTCGACCACGTGGGCATGTCTAAACAGTACACACAGAGTGTATCCGGAAAAGTGATGAGCGACGCGATGCAACAGGCGCTCTTGGATAACGGCGCGACATTCATGTTTAACACACACCTCGAGTCTGTCGAGTACCTCGAGGACGGATACGAGGCTAAATTCAGGGACGGGGTCACCATAAACGACGGGTTACTCGTCTTGTGTGTAGACAACAGTAAAGCACTCCAATTGGTAGGTGAGAATTGGGGCGAAGACATAACAAAGAAGATAGGTCCGAGCACTTACGGGTGTATTAACGTCTTACTCGACTACGACGAGCCCATACGGATACGCTCAGATTTGGAGTTCGGTATGGAAACACCACTTCGTTTACAACCCGTGGTTCTCGCCGATGGTAAGACCATCTCGTGTGTCGTGTGTGAACTCACGGAAGACGTCTTAACAACGCACCCAGATGTACTCACACCCAGTGTGATTCAACAACTCGGTGTTCCCGAACCGAGGAATGTACGCATAGGGTGGGGTGCCGAGTGGAAGGATGGTCGGTGGCACTTCGATCAGTCTTCGGGTGTTTTGAGTCTTCACGGACAAGTACCCTTCTTTGGCGAAAACAAACACGTGGCGCTATGTGGAATGATGTCTCCGAGATACACGCCGTACTCGAGTATCGAAGCGGCTGTGGAGGTCGGACGTTCATTCTGCCACGAACGATTCGGGACCCGTTACCCTTTACAACCCGTGTTAGTCACGCACATTCTATTCATACTTATAGCTTTAATTTTAATAACGATATATACCAGAAAATCATGATTCCAATAGAGGGCACGGTATACACACCCATGTATGATTTCAACTCTAAAATGTACATACGCGTGGAGGTCGATAACAGAACTCGTGATTACATACACGGTCTTCAAGAGTCTAAGTCTAGATTCATCATAAATAAAAATCGAGTGGACGATCCACTCGAAGGGAACGTCTTGACTATAAAAGTACCTTTCAGATACAGACGTGTGATGTGTACCGTCGAAGGTGACACACCCGTACAATCTCTAGCTAAAGGTGACAAAGTGAAAATGTCAGTAAATTTTAGTGGTGCTTGGAACGTCGCAAACCATAGTGGTTACGCATGGGTCATTAAGACGATTCAGACTCCTTCTCCGGGACATCAATCTCCTCTAGACCAGCCTCCTTAAATCCCAAGAAGACACGAAGACTTCCTTGTAGTCTATAAATTTCTTGATGCAACTTTTCGAGATCATTCGAAATCTTTTCAATATTCTCTTCCACGTTAAGAACGGGCATGTTTCTAGTCTATTAAAGTTTTTACCCTTTAATACATTAGAATGCTCACGCGGAGTGGATACATCGTAAACAATCCACCTCCAGAAATAAAAAAGGAGCTCACGGTAAGGGCCATCGTCAACGATGATTTTGGCTTTCCTCCTCCCCCTTTCAAGGTATTTAGACCAACTAAGAACGGAATCTGCGTTCCAAGATACTACGGAACTAGTAAACTGGGAGAACCAGTGGAGGATAAGCGACCTGTGCCTACACGAATTTCTACCCGATTCCATGGAACTCTCCGGGACGCCACCCATCAGAACGCCGCACTTGCTGCGGCTATTGACGCAGGTCACGGGGTCCTCAGCCTACCGTGCGGGTTCGGGAAGACCACCGTTTCATTAGCCATCGCGTGTAAACTCGGGTACCGAACCATGATCATCGTGCACAAGGAATTCCTCGCGAATCAGTGGGAAGAACGCATCAAACAGTTTTGTCCGGGTGCGACCATAGGTCGTGTACAACAAAACAAGAAAGAGGTTGAGTGTGATTTCGTCATCGCCATGTTACAGTCTCTATCCCTTAAGGAATACTCGTTTGGTGATTTCGACAGCATAGGCACGGTCATAGTAGACGAAGCGCATCACATATGCGCGAAGGTGTTTAGTCAATCCCTGTTTAAGATGTGTCCCAATCACATATTCGGTTTGTCGGCGACACCAAACAGGAAAGATGGACTCACGAAGGTGCTTCACTGGTTCATGGGTCCCACATTTTTTGCGGTGGAACGGGAGAATCAACAAGACGTGGAGGTGTTTCCAATTGAGTTTGAGTGTCCCCGTTTCAGAGACCCTCCGCCATGTACGCGATTCGGGAAGCTCTCACTCTCCACGATGATCACAGAACTCTCAGAGAACCGCGACCGAAACAAGATGTTAGTCGACCTGATTAAACGCATCACGAAGGGTACTAGACAATTACTCGTGTTGAGTGACCGTCGTCAACACTGCATGATGCTTCAACAGTGTTTTCCAAAAACGTCCGGACTCTACATGGGTGGTATGAAAGAATCAGAACTCACGGAATCTAGTAAGAAAAAGATCATTTTCGCGACGTTTAGTCAGGCACACGAGGGACTGGATATACCGACGCTCGACACGGTGATTCTCGCGACCCCTAAATCGGATATCGTCCAGTCCATAGGCAGAATCATGCGTGAGACGAAAGGAAAGAAGAACAACCCAAACATTTACGACATCTTCGACCAGTGGTCCGTGTGTCACGCCATGTATAACAAACGTCTACGGGTGTATAAACAGGGTGGCTTCAAAATGCCAAAGATGAAAGAAGAAGAACCAGACGATTTCGCGCGAGGGCAGTGTTTGATAAAATTGTAGCCTAATTACAAGATGCCGTGTGTAGATTATGGGCGGGCGTATAAGAAATATTACGACCCATATGAAATAATCATAGATTTGGAAACGGTGACATCACATGGTAACACGACTACTCATGACGTGGAAGTTTATGGAAGTGTCACGACAGATGGGTTATTTATAGGCGATGGAAGTTTTGTGACAAACGTCCCGAGTAATCCCGGTGTACCCGACTTACAAGCGGTCACAGGATACGGCGCTTCTACGAGTGATAAAGTGTCATTTTCAGACGTGTACACCGATGGAAACGTGATCGTGAACGGAAACGTCACGTGTTCAGAACTCATTGGAAACGGTGAGTTTTTAGACGGGGTGGCGAATGTGTATGAACTCTCTGCACTTGATTCTAAAATAACGGCGACGGAGTCTAATATCATCATCACAAATACGAGTGGACTCACGGACGTTACAAAGGGTGATTTACTCGCGTCTACGAGTGATGGCGTGTTAGACAAACTAAGCATAGGTACAACAAATCAAGTGTTATTCGCTAATACAACGACTGAACATCCCGAGTGGGCGGATATAGAAGATGTTACCGATGTACCCGGAAGAGCTTTATCAGTAATAAACAATCCCATGTTTTCTAACACAAATAACTTAACATCTATGAATACGGGTGATATACTATACGGACACGAAACCGGTGATTTGAGAAATCTCGCGAGAGAAACGACTGCGGATAATACACATCTCACTACTGGAGCCTATGGTACCGGGTGGGGTCGCATTTTGCGCGTAGACGAAAGGGGTGAAAATGTAATGTGGTTACATCCAACTAATGATCTAGAAGATGATTACATATCTGACCCATTTAAATTAAGAATTCCACCCATTTTCACTGATGGAGGTGGTATAAGTTTAAGAGTTGATACAGAAGGTCAAAGAATAAGAACATGGACTGATAGAATACAGGTAAATCAGAACACAAATTACTTTACAGCAAGATTTTCAAAAAGTGGATTTTATCAAGATAGCGGAATTTCGTACGATGGGACTGGTTCAGATAAGCATCCATCTGGAGTAAAGTTTCACTTGTACGTTTTAGGAGATATTAGGTCCGAATTTTTACATGGTGATGGGAGTAAATTAGTATTTCCTCAAACCTCAACTGTACCCGGTTCTACCACATTTGGTCTTTCTGGACTTACACGTGTATATGGAAAATATGGGTATCTAGATGTGTATAGTGATTTTAGACTTAAATCAAAATTTAAAAATATTTCGTATGCGCTAGATAAATTGAGTAGACTTGTACCAAAGTTATATGATAAAGATGACAAACGCGAATCTGGATTCATCGCACAGGAAATGTACTACGATGTAAAAGAATTAAGACACATCGTGTGGCTGGGTAGAGATGCCAACCCAAATGATGACGCACCCGAACCAGATTATTCAGATTGGGGTAAACGTCACGCGTGTTTAAGGTATCTACATTTCATATCCTATGTGGTGAAATCAATTCAAGAACTAAGAGAGCGCATAGAAAGACTCAAAAATAATAAAAAGTAATTTTAGAATGCCGTGTTGTTCGACGGGAAGAGATACAGCGAAAAGTCCAGCTGGTCCTAGTATAGATCTTTCGTCAGTAACTCTTCAGAGTGTCACAGATAACGGCAGAACGACGACTCACGATATAGAAATAGGTGGGGATTTGACTGTGGGTGGATACCTCATAGGTGACGGCTCACAATTGTCTAATTTATCCGGTCAGGGAACCGTGACACCCACACTCCAACAGGTCACCACGAGAGGGAGTACCACAACAGATAGTGTTACATTTTCAAATCCTACAACCTCGTTTGAAACGAGTGGAAACGTTTCGGTATCTGGAAACGTTACAGCGAGTGTTTTTTATGGCGATGGTTCTAACCTGACATCGATCGTATCACAAACTGATTTAGATGATAATTCATCTAGGATAAATACACTCAATCAAAAAAAGATCATAACAAACACGTCTGGTATCACATCCGATTTCAGTAAAGGTGATTTAGTGTACGCATCTACGAGTGGAAATTTGTCTAATCTTGGTATAAGTGCGACACAAGATAATGTACTCACTGTGAGTGGTACCGGTGTACCCCAGTGGACGGATGTCAATTCATTACCCGCTATAACAGGTATTTTATCTACATTGACGAGTTTAGAAAGTAACATCATATTGAGCTCTACGAGTGGTATTTCTGGATTTCAAACTGGTGATATAATATACGCTTCAGCCACAGATACACTCGAACGCTTACCTGTAGGTACTGCGGGTCAATTATTAGCCGTAGATCAAACAACCGGACTTCCCACATGGGTTAATCCAGTAACCGCGTGTGTATCGGTTAATTACATAACAGAAAGTTATACATCTGATACAACCGGGAGAATTGGATTTCACAATACGAATCCACAACACGATATATCATTCGGAACAAGTCATTACACGGATCGCGGTGCAAATGGTGGCAATTTGGTAATAAACGGAAACATATTTGCCGAATTTTACTACGGCGATGGAAGTAACTTGACAAACATAACAGTATCCCAAACATCTGATGCGAGAGCTAAATCAAACTCCGAGATCATCGTGAATTCCCTAGACACGATTTCCAAACTGAAACCGTATGTGTACGAAAAGAATGGACTCACGGAGTCCGGTTTCATCGCACAAGACATCTACTACGATGCTCCAGAACTGAGACACTTGGTACAGCTCGGGAAGGATGCACACCCGAACGAAACGAAGAACGAACCTAACTACGAAGATTGGGGTGAAGAACACGCAAAACTAGACTACGTGGGGCTGATATCATACACGGTCGCCGCGATCAATGAACTCCGGGAAATGGTCGAAGAACTTGAAAACGCTTAAATTTCTCTTTTTACCATTCACGTGCTGTGTGAATGGTAAAAGGTTGTTGTTTACTTTTTAATAGAATCCATAGCGGCGAGTGCGAGAACGCCCGCGATAAAGAATAAGACCACATAGTTCGTCTCCGTGTCTTCCATTCGAGAACCCCTCACCGGAGCTCTCTGAGATGGAGCACGCATCTGAGGGACTTGGCGCACTGGCGCCTCTTCCTCGATGGGACAGTACCCTATCATTTATACTGTACGCTTACAAATTTATTTCTACTGACTTCTTCTTACGACCACGCTTTCCCTTAGTGGTTCCTGAGACCTTGACCTCCTTGACGTCCTCTTCCTCTTCAACTTCTTCTGGGGCTTCTACGATGTCGGAAATTGCATCGTCGTCATCGTCGTCCACTTGCGGGATCGGCTGTGGAGCCGACGTAGACATGGGTGGTGTCGGGGGCATCATGATGTTACCCATCAAGCTGGATATATCGATACCAGGACCCTTCATTTCGTAGCGTTCACCCGATGGTTCACTGGATGGCGCTTCCATCGCACCTCTCGGTGTCGTGTTCTTCACGGCATCCACCATGTTTTGCACGAGTCCTGGATTTTGCTTGAGAATGTCATTCATGTTAGGCATGACAGACTTGAACATACTGTTCGTCAAGTGGAACATCATCGCCGAACCACCGAGCATCATCACGAGCTTGATTTCTGGAGCGACGTGCATCTTCGTTCTGTACTTGACGTAAAGTTCTTCAAACACCTCATCGTAGTCGTCTACGTTTTCCATCACGTTTTCAGACCAGCCTTCGAGTTGAATCTCGAATGGATTGTACTTCTTATTCAAAAACTCGAGACCCGTGACACACGCGATCAACATGCGCCTGGAGAACTTGACAGACTTGTCTACATCGATACTATATGTAATTCTCTTCACTTCGGTTCTAAGATCATCAATGTTCGAGTACACATTGAGACGCTTATTCACAGTGAACCCCTTCTTTTCGAGGCGACTGAGTTTGTTTACGAGATCCGCCTTCTCCTCGTCTATGCTCTTGTATCCAGGAGACGGACGTTCTTCTTCTTGCATGGCGTAATCACCCTGCATGTATGGCTGCTGCTCGTATTCCTCTTCGTATTCACCGTAATCGACTGGTTCGTCTTGTGGTGGTGGAGGAGCACTCTGTTTCGTTGGATTCGCGAAGGCATCGATGTCTTCTTGAACTTCTGGTGCCGCACGCTGTGGTGGGCGATACACACTTGGTTTGGGTACAAGTTTGGCAGAACGTGGACGCGGGGCTTCAATCTCAATCTCATCCATCAGCGCCTGTTCATCATCATCTAGTTTCATGACATGACCATGACTCCGGTCGAGTACGATTTCACCGTCCATTACTCTGTACTTTGAAAGTAATCCAAATTCTTTAACGCACTTTATATAAAAATGTTGGATACATAATAAATGAAGCTTAACGCCACAAACCGAAACACCCTCACGGCCATCGTCATTGTGTTCTGCCTCTTGTCGGTCCTCGTGACCTTCGCGGGTGTTCGCAGTGAGTACCAGCCCAGACCAATCAACATCGAACCAGCCCCCGAAGGCGCTGCCGAATCCATTTTTGACTTGGAGCACAAGATCGAGTGTGTTCCAGGATCCAAGGACTCCGCGTACTACACCAAGTCCTTGTCTCCAGGTGGTATCTGTGGTGACCAAGCGTTCGTTCGCAGAAGCGCTGACGCGAAGATTGTCGGCGGAATTGGTGGATCTTTAATCTAAGTTATTGTAAATGAGTCTTGTGACTGCGACGCGCACACAATTACCAGATTTTGAGTACGAGTATCATTCCATAACGGTGGATACCATCGGCCAAGATAGTAAAAATACTTTCACTGTGCATCTCACGCAACCATTGGAAAATATCGTTCAAGCTCGGCTCTCTGCCGCTAGAATTGATGCAGTTGGTTCTAATGTGTGTCACATATCGATCAATGAATTAAACACTAATTTCGCACAAAGAACTTCTAATATTTTTGAAGGTCAAGCGGACATGACGACTTTGAACAATGGCTTCGGTACATTGATTCAGGGTGGTTCCAATCCAATCGTATTCAAAAACGAATACGACGTGTTATCTCAGTATGTCACGCCAATCAGAAAACTCGATAGATTGACGTTTACGCTCAGAGATGAAAATGGCACCACCATCACGGATGGCGCCGACAACTTTTTAGTTTTTAGATTTGTCTGCAAAAATAGGAATATGCCCTTCGTGGAGTCGGGGCGTTAGGTACGTACATTTTTTACCTTTTATTATTATAAATGTCGGCGGGTGTCGTGCAATTGATAGCCATCGGAGCCCAAGATGAACACATCATGGGTGAGCCAGAGATTTCATTTTTCTCGTCGACGTTTAAACGGCATTCAAATTTTTCACAGTCCGTTGAAAAACAACTGTTACAGGGGAATGTGAAAAGTAACTCCATGTCATCAGTGAAATTTGAGAAGACCGGCGATATGCTTGGATACGTATTTATATGTATGGATGATAACAACGAGGCCAAAGATGAAGCTGATTGGTCACAAATTATAAATAAAGTTGAGCTTTATATCGGTGGACACCTCATAGATTCTCAAGATTCCGCGTTTACAGAGAACATAGCCATAGATACATTCGCTCAAAACGTCACGAAGAGTTCAAATGGTCCACACCCAGGTGGTACGAGCTCCCGTTCTTACTTTTATCCACTTCGGTTCTTCTTTTGTGAAGGCCCGCAGTGTGCTCTACCGATAGTTGCTTTGCATTATCACAATGTGGAATTGCGCATTTATTGGGGGGACGGTGTGAATTCGAACTATAACTACGATGTTTACGCCAACTATTATTATTTGGACAACGAAGAAAGAGGACACATCGCGTCTAGAAACCACGAAATGTTGATCACACAAGTTCAAAAGAATATCCCATCGGGTGAACTCATCCAAGACCTCACATTTAATCACCCAGTGAAATATCTCGCATGTTCCGATACGACATCGAGCGGTGCTTTGACATCCAAATCCAACCGCATTAAATTAAATATAAATGGACTCGATATAGGCAAGTTCAGATGGGCGAAACCACATTTCATAGATGTGATGGCATATTATCACACGAATTATGTGACATCTCCAGATATTTTCTTGTATTGTTTCTGTCTTTTGACGAGCTCTTTACAGCCCACAGGTACGCTCAACTTTAGCCGCCTTGATTCGGCAAAGATTATTAGTGAAAGTATGAATATTACAGACCCTATATATGCGGTCAATTACAACATATTGAGAGTTGAAAACGGTATGGCTGGTTTAGTATACGCAAATTAAAATGCGTCGCTATATTAAATGGTAAAGAATTCTGGTTTGAATCAGCCTACCGATATGGTACGACTTGGAAAACACGCGGATTCCGGTCAGCCAAGAAACTCCATTGTGTTTAATGCATCAGATGAAGCCATTCGTGATATCAAACACAGCGGATTATACATAAGTCCAATACGAAATGCAACGGCATCGAACTTACTTGCGTATGATTCGATCACGAAAGAGGTAGTAGACATAGGTGGCACTAAATTAAAATTAAATGAACTTCAAGTTGAAAACTTGGAAGTGGTGAACGTGTCCGTGATTAATGAACAATATGTGTACACACCCGTGTTACGCGTAGGAGAAGGATGTAAAAAGAGTGAAGACGTAGGGCTAGACATACATGGTATTCGTGTCATTCACGATAAAAAACAGGGTGTTTTGACCGTAAGTGAGAATACCAAATTTAAAGGATCCGTCGAAGCCGTGCAGTTTGTGGGAGATGGCGGTCTCTTGTCGAACGTTCAGTACGACTTAAATATAGACATAGGTGAAGTCGTAGAAAACTTACACGTTGTTGGGCAACTCAAAGCCGATGGAGGTCTATTGTCTAACATCACACTCGATCAAATAGCAGATTTTAATGATTATTTCAATATACTGGATATTTCAAAAGATGTAAATGTTGGTCGCTCCGTGTACGTAAACAATCGAATACATGCGAAAGGAAACATCAACTCTGATGGAAAAATTGTTGCTGAGTCATTTTATGGAGACGGTACGA